TTATTTACGCCTCTTTGCAATCATTTTAATAAATTGAGCAATATCATTTGCCATATCAATAATTTCTTCATCACTCATGATTTCTAAATCATAACCACCAAATTTAGCAAACATTTCTTGTTTTAATATAAACTGTAATGCTTCTTCAGGAGAAGTAAAGAAATCAGTTTCTTTTTCACCAATAAGTTGTGATTGTGTACAATTCAATATCTTTGACATTTTTTCAATCATATCCATTTTTGGTTCACTTCTCGCTTTTTCCCATGAAGAGATTGTTTTTCCGCTAACCTCTAATAAGTCACCCAATTCATCTTGTGTCAAATGTTTCATTTCTCGATATTTTTTAATGTTTAAACTTAGTGTTGACATAGACTCACCTCTCTAAGACCGATTTTATACCTTTCAATTTAAAAAATCAATCAAAACTCTAAGAATCTTAGAAATACGCTTGAATATCTACAAAACGTAGAGTAATATTGAGATAGAAACGGAAATATTTACCATAACTTAGAGAAAGGATGAGAGTATGAAATATACAGCGCAACAACAAACCATTATTAAAGAAGTTAAGGAATATCTTAAAGCAATACGTTCATTAAAAAGAGAAAGATTTCATTTATTGGAAGAATATAATGAAGATCCTTCACCACACTCTCCACGTTTTGATGAAACCAAAGGAACATCAGTATCACAAATTGTTAGATTTAATGATTATACACAAAGAAGAGAGTTATTACTGAAAAGGATTCAATTATTTGATCAAGAACTTAATCAGTTTATGTTAATGACATTTCTTTTACCAACACGTCAAAGATGCATTATAGAAGTTTATATGGAAGCCTTGAGTTATGAAGAAATGTTAGATGTCCTTAATGACAAGTATTACATCAGTACAAGTACTTATAAACGAGAATTACCAGAAATATGTTTACAACTCTCTCAATATATCGACTATCATCAAATACCTAGCCTTGATGATATGAATAGAAAGTACTTACAAATGATTCAGCAGATGGACCTATCTTGAACCTAGTTATTCCCCTTATAAGAGTGTTAAGATGGTAGTGTCAAGAAAGGGGCAAAGAAAAACTTCTTCTTGATGAGAATCCTATTGGCCAAGCAGATTCTAAAACTTACATCAAACAGATAACTACGGTTATGATATTCATCTCATAAAGAGAAAGATGTAAAAACAATTGAATAAAAGGAGGTGTCTAATCAATGACAGATCATGAACAACAGGTTTATACACTTGTAGGTGATGTATTAAAACAAAAGCATGAAACAATTCAAACAACAAATCAAAAGTTAAGATTCTATCATTCAAGTTATCCTGTTATATCACTTGTTCAAACAAATAATTATGTCCTCAAAGATAGTCGGACATTGAATGATTTAGGAACAGTTGATGTAGAAGAATACGAAATTGAAATTCAATCACAAACAGGAATGGATGAAATCAAATCGATTATGATTGATATTGATCATGCTATGAGACAGTTAGGATATATCAGAACATATTGTGGATTAGATACACAAGACAAAGAAACAGAATTAAAAAGATTGATGCAGTATCAAACTGCACTATAAGGAGGAAAAGATTATGTCAAATATTGCTATGAGTACAGCAGGAGTAACAGTGAATTATGCAGTGGAAGCAACTGCCGGAGTAAGACCAACAGCAGGGTATATTCAAATCCCTAATATCAAAAGTGTTCCAGAGATGAATCCATCTCCAGAAACATTAGAAACAACTGATTTAAGTCAAACAGAATTTAAGACTTATGTAGAAGGATTAAAAGATTTAGGTGGAGCATTAGCTTTCTTAGCTAACTTTACAACTGATTTAGAAGCAGCTTGGAACACATTAGTAGAAGCTTATAAAGCAGCTAAAGAAGCTGGTAAAGATGTATGGTTTGAAATCAAACATCCTGGTTTAGATAAATCAGTTTATTTTACAGGACAACCAAGTGCAATGGGATTACCTGCTATGGCAGTGAATGCTGTTCTTGAAACAAACTTATATATTACACCAACAAATGCTCCAGCATGGGAAGCAAAATCTACAGCGGCAGCTGAATAATTGATAGGAGGATGAATCAATGTCTAAAACAATTCAATTTACATACAATGATGTTAACTATACATTAGAGTATACAAGAAAAACATTAGAAAAGATGGAAGCAGATGGTATTGTCTTAGCAGATATGAATAAAAAACCTGTAACAATCTTACCAAAACTTTTCGAATATGCATTCTATGCACATCATAAACGCATTAAAAAAGCGGAAGTTGAAGAAATCTTCCATTTATTTACAAATAAGAATGATATGTATAACAAGTTATCAGAAATGGCAACAGATACATTAAATACATTATTTGAAGAGGACACCTCAAAAAACGCAATAAGTTGGAAGGCGAGTTTTTAGACACTGAGGATTCTCTTTCCAACAAAACATATACAGAAATATTTAAAGAAGTTCTTCCCTTTTATTTATCCATAGGAATGACTTATGATGAGTTCTATCTCCAAGATGTAGAACTGGCAAAGTTCTACAGACAATCCTATGAAATTAAAGAAGATCGACATAATAATCATATGTGGTTACAAGGATTATATATTTATGATGCTATTTCTACATCATTGTATAATGTATTTTGTCGTAAATCTGGGCAACGGGCATCGTCATATCCATCAAAGCCATATCCTATGACTAGCAAGCAAAAGGAGCAAGAACAAAAATTAACAATGCAAGAAGAACAAGCCAAAGCAAAGGTTTGGATGAACTCTCTTGTCAATAGTTATCAATAATGTAAAACACCACAAATTGTGGTGTTTTCATTATAGGTTTAATAATTCTTTCTTTTTCTTATCAAATTCTTCCTGTGACAAGATTCCCATATCTAGAAGTTCTTTTAATTTCTTGACTTCTTCTATTGGATCATTAGAGACTTTACTTTCTACAGGTTCATCTTTTTTGAGTATGATTTCAAGCTTTGCTAAATCTTCATCACACATCTTAATTAAATCCTTAGCCATCTGACTATCAGACTTAATTTTACGAGTAATGTAATTAACATAGACACAAGGATTATCAAAATTATTCACATTTAACTTAATCTGTAGATTAGTAATATATTCACCAGAGTTTAAAGAAGATAATGCACCAACTAAAGCACCAACACCATCAGCTACATACTTACCAGAAGCAGTATTCTTAAGCATATCATTGTTAATGACTTGTTTATCACAGATAACTTCATAACTGTTAATGTCATCAAATGATAGATAAGTATATGGTGGAGAAACATTAATTTTATTCATAGGTCTCACAGTTTTATCTAAATTGCCTTTGTTAAAAATAGTTATCTTTTTAGTATCTTTATCAATACTTATTCTTTTAGTGTAAGGTAGTAAAATGCTATATAATTCTTTCATTGAATCATATTGATTTCTTTTGAAAATGATTTGAAAAGGTACTTCTTCATCAGTGACAATTCTAAATATACCACGTCCTTGAAAATTTATATTTCCAAGGTCAAGCCATTCGAGATGTGCTAAATGTAAATTTTCTTTTGTAATACTTGATTTTACAAATAATTCCTCATTATCTTTTAGTTGGGCCTTGAATCCACTTACACCAATAAATTCTTTTTCCATAAAATCAGTCCTTTCTATATATAAATTATAGCGAATTAAAATGAAAATAACAATAAGATTGATATTTTTATATATAGGCTATCGTGAGTTGGATAAGTTAGAATTGTAGGGTAAAAAATAAAAAGGTTTAGATGAATTTATTTTATGAATAGTCATTACCAATATAAAACACCACTATCTGTGGTGCTTTCATTATAGATTTAATAATTCTTTCTTTTTTTTATCAAATTCTTCCTGTGACAAGATTCCCATATCTAGAAGTTCTTTTAATTTCTTGACTTCTTCTATTGGGTCATTTGTGACTTTCTTTTCTACAGGTTCATCTTTTTTGAGAATGATTTCAAGCTTTGCTAAATCTTCATCACACATCTTAATTAAGTCTTTAGCCATCTGACTATCAGACTTGATTTTACGAGTAATATAATTAACATAGACACAAGGATTATCAAAATTATTCACATTTAGCTTAATCTGTAGATTAGTAATATATTCACCAGAGTTTAAAGAGGATAATGCACCAACTAAAGCACCAACACCATCAGCTACATACTTGCCAGAGGCAGTATTCTTAAGCATATCATTGTTAATGACTTGCTTATCACAGATAACTTCATAACTGTTAATGTCATCAAATGATAAATAGGTATATGGATTTGAAACATTGACTTTATTAATTGGTTTTTCTAAAGGATCATCATTACCCTTATTATAAATTGTTATTTTATTTTCTTCATGATTGAATATGATTCTAGACATGTAAGGGAGCAAAAACAAATACATATTTTTAGCATCTTCATATTGATTACGCTTAAAGACAACATTCATACCTTTACTTTTAACATCAGTATAGATGTGTAGCATGCCACGCCCTTGAAAATTGACTTCATCCAATTTTAACCATTCAATATGAGGTAAATAACATTTTTCTTTAAGAATATTAGACTTGATGAATAAGTTGTCTCCATCAACTATAACTTTATCGCCAACACCAATAAATTCTTTTTCCATAAAATCAGTCCTTTCTATATATAAATTATAGCGAATTAAAATGAAAATAACAATAAGATTGATATTTTTATATATAGGCTATCGTGAGTTGGATAAGTTAGAATTGTAGAGTAAAAAATAAAAAGGTTTAGATGAATTTATTTTATGAATAGTTATTACCAATATAAAACACCACTATCTCCATTATGTTTTTGACATACCTGCCATCTACTAATTTATAATTACATCATAAATTTTTTTGAAGTGCTTGCACTTCTTTTAGTGCTACTAAAATATAATCAATAACGCTAAAAAAGAAGGAATAAATCACACTAAATGATATGATTTATTACCTTCGTTTAATTATGGTTAAACTGTTAATAAATTGTCCTTGACTTTTGAACCAGTTTAAAAAGTGGTATTTTCATTATAAATTTAACAATTCTTTCTTTTTCTTATCAAATTCTTCCTGAGATAAGATTCCCATATTTAACAGTTCTTTATATTTTTTTAATTCGGAGAAGGGATCGGTTAATTGATTAGTGTGGGGTAAGTTTACTTTGTTATAAATATTTTTAATTAATGCTAAATCTCTTTGACACATATCATAAAGAAATAAATATTTTTTACTTGTTGTATAGATTTTTTTTGTAATTAGAGATGCATTAGTAACGATGTAGTCAATAATAATAGGTTGAATATTTGATTTTAGATTAATATGAAGTTGTAATCTGGTAATAAATTCCTTATTTACACTTGAATGTAACATCTGTTTGTTTTCTATTAAAGAGCAGTCAACAATTTCATTAAAATTGATTTCTTGAATTAAGAGTTTAGTCTTGTTAGGAAATTTATTAATGATTGTTAAAATCTCTCTTTTTTCATCTATTTCAATACGGTTTACAAAAGGAGAGATGATGTTAAATAATTCAGTAATTTGTTTATCGTTCCAATTACCACTATAAATTTTAAAAACATTTGATAAGATATCTATAAATAATTTACTTCCAGCCTCACTAAAATCGGCTTCTATATAATCTAAATTTAACAAACTTGTTTTCAATTCTTTGGATTTTTGTTTAATATAAATTTCTTTATTTTCCATATCAATTGTAATTTTTGTTTTTCTCATTGGTTCAAATGTTTGCATATAAGCTCCTCTCTAAGATAATTACTGTAAATTAATTACTCATTAAACTATATTCAATTATATTAAAAAAAGGTTTCAAGTAAATCTTTTTATGCTAAGGAGGCGGTTTTATGGATATAAATATAAGTAATCTTGAAAAGTTATCACAATCTTTGGAAGAAATAAATAATACTTTAAAATATTTGTGAGTGTATCCTTATTATGAATTTGATTATCAATAATAATTTCATAACTATTGATATCATACAAAGATAAATAGGTATGTGGTTGAAAATGCCTGAGTGTTCTTTTATTATTGACGATTTGATATGGATTACCTTTGTTGAAAATAGTCATTTTACTCTCGTCATCATTAATTTTTATTCGTTTTGTGTAAGGGAGTAGAATATCATATAGTTCTTTTATTTCATTGTATTGGTTCCTTTTAAAAACGATTTGAAAAGGAGATTTTTCATATGTTTGAATTGTTAATATACCACGATCTTGTAAATTAACACTACCAAGTTCAATCCATTCAAGAAGTGCCAAATCTAAAGTTTTATATCTAATGTTTAGATTTTATGAATATTTTTTCATTATCCTTTAATTGTACTTTGTAGCCTATAACTCCATTATATTCTTTCCTCATAAAACCAATCCTTTCTGTATATATAAATTATAACGAATTGAGATAAAATAACAATAAGATTGTAAGAATAATATATTTTTCAATGTAGGCATATTTGTATATTAGTATGTATTTAATAGATATGGGAAGATAAAGAATATGAAATAAGTGTTTAGGTTAGTTTGCTTATAAATAGTTACCAATAAAATAAAACACCACAGTCTGTGGTGTTTTGACTATTGATTAAATAATTCTTTCTTTTTTTTGTCAAATTCTTCTTGAGTTAAGATATTTAAACTGACAAGTTCTTCTAACTTTTGTAGTTCCTCCAAAGTGGACTGACTAACGTTTTTATATTGTTCTGTATTGCTTGTTTGTATAGGTTGCTAATTTTGCATAACTAATTGCTTAAGTAAATCAATGATTTCCTGATTTTGTTTGTATTGATTTTCTTTCAATTGAAGTATTTGTTTTAAAATCATTAAATTTTGTGTAAAGATAGCTGCAGTTGAGGCAGATGAATATATTATTGCAGCAGATGAAGATAGAGTATTAGTAGAGGGCTTACCATATAAGGTTTTACCACTCCAGGAATTTTCAAACATATCAATAATTGCATCTTTATCAATATCATCTAGGCTATCAAGACCTATTAAATTTATTTTGTCTTCTGGACTTAAATTTTTATTAAACATATGATATCCTCACTTTCTTATTATAATTGATATAACATAAATTTATATTTGAAATAAAGTTATTATAGAACAAATAAATATTTTTTATACGATGGTTATTTATCAACAAGAGTTGTAAGTAACTCAATAACTTTACTATTCTGTTCTATAATTTGTTGGTTTTGTTCTTGAAGATTAAGAAGTTGTTTTAAAATAATATAATTTTGATTATAAATGGCAGTTGTTGTTGTTACACCCATAACACTACTACTACAACTATTGGCATGTTTCGTAAATCTCCAACACTCTAAAAATCTTTGATTTAACATTTTACTGATAATATCTAAACTGCATTTGTCTAATTTTTCCAATCCAAGATCTAAAATAGGATCTATGGTTTCATTATCTTTTTTTTCAAACATATTTTTCACTCGCTTTCTTTATAAGATAATTATACCTTATAAAAAAGTAAACAACAATAAAAACACTAAGGAGGTGTTATTTAATGGAAAATGATTTAATATTAAGTTTAGATAAAATATCTGAATCATTAAAGAAACTTGAAATATATACAAAAAATATTAGTGATTTTACTAATCAAATTCTCAAATTAAATGAAACATGTCTAGCATTATCAAAAACAACATCAGAGCTTGATTCAGCTAGCATATTAGAGTTTTTAAACTCATTTAACACTATTATGTCTGTAGTAAACAATTTGGCATATTTAAATGAAACAGTATTTAAGTTTAAAGATACTGGAGGGATGTTGGAAAATGTGTTTTCTACATTAACAACAACTGCCACGTCCGCATCAGTTGCAACAGGTGGATTCTCAGCAGCGTTGAGTTTTCTATCCTCTACTCCAATTCTTATGGTAGTAGGTGGCTTATTAACCTTAAGTACTGCATTGATTGCTTTTAATTATGAAGAATCTGATTCAATTAAACAATCAAGAGAGTTTTCAGAAGCTTTACATGAAAAAAGAAAATCTTTAGAAGAAACTGAAGAAACTATTAAGAAAAATATTCAATCTTCAATAGAAAATGCTAAGAGTGCAGAAACACAATCAGCAGCTTTGAGAGTGTTTGTTGATAATTTACGTGGATTAGCAGATGAAAATGGATATATTAAAAACTTTGAAGAAGCTCAATACTATGTTGATAAAATTAATAGTGCTATGCCAAATACAGTTAAATTGACTGAAAGTGGTAGATTAGAATGGATAAAAAATTCTCAGGCTATAGAGGATAATATAAAGAAATTAGAACAAAAAGCTAAAACAGAAGCTTATTATGATGGATTTGTTGAAAGTTTGAAAAATGAAGCAAAATTAAGAGCAGATTTAGTAACTGCTCAAGCTAATTATAATGCTGAATTAGAAAAACAAAGAATATGTAAAGAAAAAATTGATGAGTTAGAAAGCAAATGGCGTAAAGATGCTGATTTAATTGGTGCCGATCGTGAATCATTAAATAAATATTACGAAGAGTTTGAGTATTCAAAAGTTCATTTAAGTGAATATGCCGAAATCCTTGAGTCAGCAACTAACTCATATGAAAACAATAGAAAGGGACAACAACTTTGGAGAGAAGCATTAACAGCATCTGATGAAAAAATTATTGCTTCGGCTATTTTAATGTCAGACGAATATACAAACATTGAAGAAAAAGGAACAAGTTCCTGGGGAAATTTAGCAGGTGCAGCAGAAGATTGTAAAAATAGAATGACAACTGCTAATGAAGAAGAGTTACAAACAATACAACTTACTTCTGGTGCTTTGGAAGCTTCAATGGTTCATAAAGCACTTGTTTATGGAATGAGTTATGATCAAATGATACAAAAATTGAAGGACTCAGGGTTGCAAATGAGCGAAGAAGAGGAAAAGCGTTTACAAAATAGTTATAATGCATGGAAAATGTCTTCTGATGAAATACAAAAAGTTCAAAGTACAGGTTTAGATGCATTGAAATTAATGAAAGTAACTGCTTTATCTGAAATGAGTTTATCTGATCAAAAAATGTTGTCACAAAGTGTTATTGATTTTGCAAATTCAGGAAGTCAAGAGGGATTACAATTATGTGAAAAGCTTTCTGAGTCTTTACAACAAAATAACGGTAAAATAGATAAGGATACGCAACAAATCATTGATATTATTACGAATGGACTAGATAGTGTTGATCCTAAAGTTATAGCTAAATTAATTGGACCTAGTGAAAGTGAGATAACAAATGCTACGAATAAATTTGATAGAGTTCCTAAAAATGTATATACAACTTGGCAAATTAGAGGTGGCGAAGGAGAAATTACATATAAATTTAATCCAAAATATCGTGCATGTGGTGGTTTCCCAGAAACAGGAGAACTTTTTGTGGCAAGAGAAGCAGGACCAGAGTTAGTTGGTCGAATTAATGGAAAGACTGCAGTTGCTAATAATGATCAGATTGTGAGTGGTATTAGTAGTGGTGTTTATAATGCAGTGCGAAGTGCAATGCAAGGTAAAGGTGGTAATGGTAATATGAACATTCATGCAACGTTTGTTATGGATGGTGAAGTTGTCGGAAAACAAGTGATTAAATATCATAATGGTGTTGTTAAACGTACTGGGACAACACCATTAATGATTTAGGAGGCAAATATGGACGTATTAAAAATTAATGGTCAAGCAATTATAAATCCTGTTGCTTTGCAATGGGAGGAATCAGATTTAGATTCAAGTGAGGGTACAGGTAGAAATCAGTTGGGAGATATGTTTAGAGATCGTATTACAACAAAGAGAAAAATATCTGTCACATTTCCACCTATGAATGATGGACAAATGGCTTCTTTATTAGAAGCCATTAGCCCTTTATTCTTTGATTTGGAATATCCTGATCCAAGAATGGGGAAACGCAACACAATGAATGTTTATGTAAGTGATAGAAGTGTTCCTGTTTATATGTATGATAAAACATTGAAACAATGGATATGGCAAGGCATGTCTATTGATTTTATTGAGAAGTAGGTGATGATATGATAACAACAACACAAACACATAAAGATCAAATCTTAAGTGATGAACGTCAGTTAAGAATGAAGATTATTTTTAATGGCCGTCAAGAAATTGACGGTCATTCTTTAAAGAATGTTACAATTCATGAAGTGAGTAATGGAAAAGATACATTAACTTTAGGAAGTATTTGTTCTAACAGTATTCAATTAACAATGTCTTATTTAGATAATATACAATATATGAATAGTTCTCTTGAGGTATTTATAGGATTAATGATTGATAATGATATAGAGTGGATTCCAATGGGAACTTATATCGTTAGTGAAGTCAGTCAAGATAATCAATATGAAGTGAAACTGGAAGGTTATGATTTCATAAGCAATCTCAACATTGATTATCAACCTCAAATCGAATATCCAGCTCCTCTTAAAGATGTTGTACATGACATTGTTCAACAATGTCATATTACATTAAAATCAGATGAGTTTGAAGATATCATGATTGATAAGCCATTAGATGTGTCATGTAAAGAGATGTTAAGTTATATGGCTTCTTTATTAGGTCAGAATGTGAGAATGAATCGTTATAATCAGTTGGAGTTTTTTTGGTATGAATCAAGTGATTATGTTATTGAGGAGAAAGATCAATATCAGGGTGGTTTTAAGAAAACAAATACTGAATTAATGATTTCTTCATTAACAAGTGGAGATGAAGAGAATGTCTTGACTTGTGGAAGTGGTTATGGAATCACTTTTGATAATCCTTATATGACGCAGGAGAGACTAGAAAAGATATTTGAAAAAATAAATGGCTTCACATATTTGCCTTGTACTTGTACATGGCGTGGTGACCCATCTATTGAAGTGAGTGATTTAATTCGTATTGATAATCACAATATTGTGATTATGGATAATACAATGAGTTTTGATGGTGGAATGAAGAGTTCTATTGAATCATTAGGACAAAATGAAAAAGAAGTTGTGATGTCTAAGAGTCCTAGTGAAATATTATTGAAGAAGTTTTATCGAACTCTTTTAAATTCTTATAAAGATATATCTGAAAATATATTAGGTCATAAGGGTGGATATTATACTGTTGATATGGATGAAAATGGTTATCCTAAAGGATGGACCATTATGGATACGCCAACATTAAGAGATGATACACACTTATGGAGAATGTCTATGGGTGGTTTTGGTTATAGTGAAGATGGAGGAAAAACATTTAGGAACTTTGCTTTTGATTTAAAGGGGAATTTTAGTGCAAATGCTATTAACACTGGTCAATTAAGTGGAGATATGTTTGAACTTGATTTAGAACAGGGCACAGTGAAGTTTGGAATGCGTGATAATGAAGGTCATATTAATGAACCATTTTTATCAATGGATCAAGAAGGATTAAAAATTGATGGATTAAAAGAGATTCATTTAGCAGTTCAGAATATAGAAAATGAAGTGAATCAAATTTCAAATTCACTTTATAAACTTAATATTGTTGGTAATGGAAATGTTATAAAAAATGAAAGTGATAATATCTCATTAAATGCACAGCTTTTTTATAAGGGTGAAGATATTACTGAAAAATCAAGTGAATTGTTATTTAATTGGACAAGGGAAAGTGAAAATAAATCATCAGATACTATTTGGAATAATGCCCATAAAGGTATGAAAAATGTTGTTATTACATGTGAAGATGTTGATAAATATGCAGTCTTTTCTTTAGAATGTTGTGTATTAACAGATGTTATTAAAGAAACTTATATGACAATTATAGATGAGACTGATATACCAAAACTTTCATTGAATCTAGATTCAAATATGCCAACACAACAAGTTGATACTAATGGTAATATATGGCCTATTTGGAATCCGTTGATTATTACTCCAGATATTAGAAATAATGCGAATCAAATAATGCTTAATGATAAAAATTTAGATATTACATATAAAAGAATTGTTGATGGTATTGAAACTGATTTGTGTTTAGACAATGAAGTTGTAGAGAATCATTGTCTAAAGGTATCTGGAAATGTGCTATCTTCCATTGATTCAAGAAATATCATATATAAGTGTTATGTTATATACAAGGGTTATGAAATTTCTCAGCAGTTGTCATTTTCTTTAGTAAGAGATGGTCAGCAAGGACAACAGGGTATATCCGGAACGACTTATTATACATGGATTATGTATGCTGATAATGAAAATGGGACTGGGATATCAAATGAAGCTACAAATAAAAATTATATTGGAATTGCCTATAATAAAACACAGGAAACACCCTCAATTGATCCATCTCAATATAGATGGGCTAAAATAAAAGGTGAACAAGGTATTCAAGGTCCTAAAGGTGAAAATGGAAGAAACTCTTATTTTCATGTGAAGTATTCTCAGAATGTTAACGGTAATCCAATGAGTGATAGTGCAGTTGATGCAATCTATATTGGTGTTGCAATCACTGAAAATTCAACAGCTCCTACAAATTACACTTCTTATAGCTGGTCTAAGATGAAAGGTGAAGTGGGACCTAAGGGAGAAACAGGAACTGCTGGACCTAAAGGAAGTGATGGAAAGACTTCATATCTGCATATCAAATATAGTGATAATGGGACAACATTTACATCCAACAATGGAGAAACACCAGGTAAGTATATTGGAACATATGTTGATTTTACAGAGACTGATAGTTCAGTATTCAATGATTATACATGGGTTAAGGTCGAAGGCCCTCAAGGTGTTCAAGGTCCAAAGGGTACAGATGGTAAACAGTATTATACATGGCTGAAATATGCTGATACACCAACAACTGGTATGTCAGATAATCCTACTGGTAAAGCCTATATAGGATTAGCCTATAACAAGGAAACATCTACAGAAAGCAATAACTACAGTGATTACACATGGTCACTCATCAAAGGTGAAAAAGGTGATCAAGGTGTTGCAGGTGGTAAGGGAGCAGATGGAAAGACTTTCTATACATGGATTAAATATGCAACATCTTCATTAGGAGCAAATATGAGTGATGATCCAACTGGAAAGACTTATATTGGTTTGGCTTATAATAAGACAACACCAACTGAATCAACAAATGCTGCTGATTATACTTGGTCTCTTATTAAAGGTGACAAGGGAGATGCAGGTAAAGGGATTAAGTCAATCACAAATTATTATTTAGCTACTGCAAGCAGTAGTGGAATCACAGCAAGTACATCAGGATGGACAACATCTGTACAGTCTGTTTCATCATCCAAGAAATATCTATGGAATTATGAAGTGATCACTTATACAGACAACTCTACCACAGCAAGTGCCCCTTGTATTATTGGTGCCTATGGAGATACGGGTCCAATAGGAGCACCAGGAGCAACTGGTGTAGGAATAAGTACAATTACAGAATATTATCAGGTCAGTACAAGCAATATAGCAGCACCAGCAAGCTGGGCAACAGCCGTTCCTACATTGACAGAAACAAACAAATATCTATGGAACTATGAAGTAATAAAGTATACAAATAACACAACAAAGGAAACTGCAAAAAGAGTTATTGGTGTTTATGGTAACAAGGGAAATACAGGTGCAACTGGTCCACAAGGAGCAATAGGAGAATCATTAGGACAAGGTAAAATACTGTTTAAGGATTCAACCTTTATTGATGAGGTAAATAGCATTAAAGTTTACAATAATAGTGGTAACTCAAATGTGGTATTAGAACGTATTGCAAGAGAAACAGATTGTCCTAGCGCCTCTGATTATCAAATAAGAATCAAAAATATTGGGACATCATCCCCTGGATGTGGTGGATTTTATTGGGGACATGCATCTCGAGCAAATGCAGTGTTTATCTATCGTATAATTGCAAAAATACCTGCAGGAAGAAAACTTTTGTGGGCTACAAACGCTACTGGAACTGGTGGTAATACAAAATGGTTAACAAGCAATACAGGAACTGGGAAATATGAAGAGTATATTTTTAAGCTTGTTTGTGGAAATACAGGAACATTTTCAAGCACTGGATTTTTTTATATTGATGGTACAGTTGGAACGACGGATGTACCTGTCTATTGGTATATAGCCTATGCAACTTGCTTTGATATGACGGATATTCCTGTTGATGTTGAAGAATTAATTGCGAGAGCAAAGGTTGAAATTAGAACACAATATGATACTGATATAGAACTATTGCAAAATAGTATAACTGCATTTGTGAATGAGAATACAGTCTTGAAAACTGATTACAATACGAAAATAACTGAAATTATAAATAAAATGGTCCTCACAAAAGATTATACAGAATTTATTAAATCAACTGAACAAACACTTGATACTCTTAATCAAGGCAAAGTTAATGTTATTGAACTACTTGAATGGGCTAGATTTAATGGGTCAACACTTGAATTAGGGGCATCAAAATCAAACTTTAAGGCTATCTTAACAACAAGCGAATTAGGATTCTATGATAGCAATACAAAAATTGCATGGTTTTCAAATCAGGAACTTCATACAGTTAAAGCATTAAGAATTGGGTCGCCAACTGCGTATTTTAGGTTTATTAAAGAAGTTAATGATAGCTTTTCATTAGAATAGGAGGGGATAAAATGGCAACAAGTGGAACAATAACAGGTGGTAAATATGGTGGCAATCATTTATGGCTAACATTTGAATGGTCAAGGTCGAGTGTTGATGTATCAAATAATAAAAGTACAATTTCATGGAAATTGTATCTTAACTGGAATGCTTCTTTAAATTTCAGTGCTAGTAAAAGTTGGTCAGTTAATGTCAATGGCTCATCATATAGTGGAAATTATACAGGTGGAGCAAGCGGAAGTTCTGGTAAGAAACAGATTGCAAGTGGCTCTACAACAATTGGACATAATGCAGATGGAACCAAATCGTTTAGTGTAAGTTCAACATTTAATATTAAAATTACATGGAGTGGATCAAGTCTTTCAAGTATGAGTTTGAGTGGGTCACAAACATTGGATACAATCCCAAGAGCAAGTTCATTTGGTACGATAAGTGGAAATACAATTGGAAGTGCTATGACAATTAATATTAATAGAGCTAGTTCATCATTTACTCATCAATTATGGTATTCTTTTGGTAATTTGAGTTGGCAAGGGATAGCAAGTGGTGTAGGAACATCCACAACATGGACAGTGCCATGGGCATTGGCTAATCAGATTCCTAATGCAACAAGTGGAACAGGCACACTTATTTTAAGAACTTTTAATGGTTCTACACAGATAGGAGAAGATAAGTATATTAATTTTACTGTTAACTTACCTGCAAGTGCTATTCCTACTTTTAATTTCGGTGCAACAAAAATTGATAATGGTGTTCCTAGTGGGTTTGGAATATATGTTGAAAGATATTCTAAAGTTAAACTTGACATCACAAGTGCAGCTGGAATTTATGGATCGACAATAAGAAGTTATAACATAAGTGGTGCTGGATTTAGTTCTGGAGCCAATTCGGCAACATTTGGACCTTTTGTGAGCGATGGTAATCATACAACTTTTACACTAACATTTACAGCAACAGTTACAGACAGTCGAGGAAGAAGTACTTCAAAGGATGTTACAATAACAATTTATGATTATGAATCACCATCATTAAGTCTTGCAGTTGAACGATGTGATAAAAATGGAAATATTACAACATCTGGAACATGTTTAAAAGTAACGCCTACATATGGATTTCAAAACATTGCTTCAAAAAATTATATAGCATCTAAAATTTTTCAAATTCTTACAACATCATATGTCGATACAACCTGTGCAAGTGGAGCAAGTGTGATTTTAGGAAATGAAACTTTAAGTACTGATAAAAAATGGAATATCTATGGCAAAGTAACTGATGTCTTAGGTGGTTATGCAGAAGTTACAATAGAGATAGGAACATCTGAGAAAATTATGAATGTTAAGGCAAATAAGAAAGGAATTGCTTTTGGTGGATATTCGCTTTTTGACAATACTGTTGATTTTATATGGGATTTAAAATCAGAAAGGAATCGTATTATCAAGAGTAATGGGGAAGTATTTGATTTGTCTAATATTGCATCTTCAAATGGGGAACTGAGAGTTAATAAATTATATTTTCCAACTTCACCCAATAATAGAACATTGATGTCTATTGATGGTCAGACAGACTGGTATAATATGCAATGGATTGTCAATGGAAATGATGATATAGAATTAAGAAATACAATAGGTGATGATACAACAAGTAAATTTACATGGTATGGAAATAATACGTCATTAATGGCATTAAAACCTACAGGTAGTGGAACTAATATTTCAGGAGCAGACTTAGTATTATCAAATGGCTGGCTTTATACATATGGTAATCAAGGATGGTATAATGCAAGTTATGGTGGTGGATGGTATATGGAGGATTCATCATGGTTACGCTCATATAACAACAAAAGCATTTACACAGGTGGGGACATACGATCAGATTACAGATTTCTATTAAGAGAATTTGATGCGATTAGTTTTGGGTCTACAACCAATGGACTGGATTATGGATATGGCAGTTATGTAAATAATAAAACAACGAGGGTGTTTGGAAGAGCTATAGATTTTAAAATGGCAGGTGAAAATATATATTTTAATCCGGACACTGGCAGTTCAACTTATAGTATGTTTGTTCATCCAGAATATGATGGTAAATGTACTTTAGGAAAATATGGTAATAGATTTTATAATGTGTATACAAAATTAGCACCAAATTATGAATCAGATAGACGAGTTAAAAGGGATATTATTTACATGGATGAGGCAAATAAAATTCAAATATATGGAAATGATATTTACTCACTTATATTTCATCGTTTAAAGCCGGTATCATATTGCAGAAAAGATGAAAAAGACAATCAAACACATTTTGGATTTATAGCACAAGATATTGTTGGATGTTTAGAAGAATTGGGTATAACAGAAGGAGTATTACAGTTTGTTGGGCATCAGTATTATATTGATAATGATGGAAATTCAAAAGATTCTTATGGAGTGTCTTATAGTGAACTCATTGCATTAAATACATATATGATTCAAAAACTATATAAAAAAGTCGATCAGCAACAAGAAGAAATTAATAATCTAAAAAAAGAAATGATTGAATTAAAAAAATCATTCTAGGCACTCTATGAGTGCCTTTTGTAAAGAGGAGGAATAATATGATTAAAAAATATGATTTTAAGAAATGGATGAAAGCAGCAGGAATAAGAGCAATGAAGACAATGGCTCAGACTGCAGTAGGATTGATCGGGACTTCAGTTGTCATTAGTGATGTATCATGGAGTATTTTAGTTTCTGCAACATTACTTGCAGGAATCACATCTTTTTTGACAAGTATTGCTGGGTTGCCAGAATTAGATCACGAATGAAGGTGAAGTCATGGCACCCGAAACAACAATAAGTATTACATTTTTGATGACTGTGATATTGTTTTGTTTTCATGCAATTAACTTCTTTTCAAATCGTAAGAAAGATACAAAAGAAGAAAGCAGAGAACTTATGAAAGCTAATATAAAATTAGAACAAATTTGTTCTATAACAAATGAGACAAGATCAGATATCAAAGCAATGAATAATCAAATAGAAAAAATAAATCAAGAACAAATCAAACAAAGAATAGAAATTAATACAATATGGAAACGTATTGATGAATTAAAAGAAAGGTGATGTTTATGAAAGTACAGGATTTTATAAATAAAGCTGTAGAGGTTGAGAAATTACCTACTCTTTACAAATTAGGGAAATTTATGAATAGTCAAAATGGAAAATATTTATTGTGTGACTGTTCGGGATTAATCAAAGGAATACTTTGGGGTTATCCTGGAAATGGAAAATATGGAAGTCATGGTGTTTTAGATATCAATGCTGATACAATGATTTCAAAATGTTCACGTGTGACATCAGATTTTTCTAAAATTCAAAAGGGATGGCTTGTTTGGATGAAAGGTCATATTGGTATATATATTGGTAATGGTATTGTAATAGAATCTAGTCCAATATGGGAAAATGGTATACAGAAAACCTATTGTCAAGGTTGTGGTATAATAAATCATTTTCATTTGCATGAAAGAAAGTGGAGTAAGTGTGGAAGGTTAGATTGTTATATTGATTATACTGAAAATCAAAATAACAAACAAAAAGTAAATGTCTATTATCGTGTCAAAACAAAGAAACATGATTGGTTACCTGAAGTCAGAAACTTGGAAGATTATGCTGGTTATCAAGATAGTCCAATTATAGCAATTGCTATGAAAGTAGATAATGGTCATATAAAATATAGAGTACATATTAAGGGTGGATCATGGCTAAATTGGATAACTGATTATGATATTCATAATTATCAAACTGGGTATGCAGGAAATCATAAAGAAATAGATGCTGTACAAATTTACTATTACACACCTGATAATATTCGTCCATATTTACGAGCAAAATATAAAACAAATTATGGTTGGCAATATGATACAGAAACCATAAGTGGTCAAGATGGTTATGCTGGTATGATGAGTCATCCTATAACAAAACTTATGATTTCTATAGAATAAACTTTATTCAATAGGAAAAGAGATGTTATGTGTTAAATATTTATTCAAGCTGTAGAGTCATATCTACAGTTTTTTTTGTTTACAAGAAAAAAGTATATATTTATAATTGTCATTGTACATTCAGAGAGAAAAGCTATCTAAAAACAGTAATTTTTAAAAAATCACTAAAAAGTATAACAAAACCGAAAAAACGGTGTTAAAATAGGTATATAATCGATGTCTCATACGTAAACTTAGTATA